TGCTGAACCAGTTAAATCTCCAGCCAAGGTAATTACGGGAGAGATGCCAGTAATAGTTGGGCTTGTTAAAGTTTTTTGTGTTAAAGTTTGTGCGTCATTTAATGTTGCAACAACTGAAGTATTAACTGAAAACGATGGGGTGGCACCTGCGCCACCTGAGTTATTTGATAATATAATTCCGTTTCCAGCTTGAACTGATTTTACATAATTTCCAATTGTGTTAGTGCCCAATGCTATATTTGACGGCGCATCCGCATTATCGGGAACCCAGTTACTTAAAGATTGGTTCCATCTTAAGTATTGACCATTTACTTTTCCTGTTGTGTCAACGTCGTTTAAGTCATTTACGCTCAAAGATCCTGCTGTAGCAACGTTATCATCTGCTGGCACAAATTTACCCAATGAAGAACTGTACTTTAATACCTTTCCATCTGCTGCGCCAGTTGGATCAATTGCAAAATTGTTGACTGATAGATTAGTTGTATTTACATTAGTTGCGTTAGAAACGTTTCCGCTAACATTTCCAGTTAAATTACCTGTAACATTTCCATAAAAATTTTGTGCTGTTACTGATACAAAGTTTGGAGTTGCATACGTACTAACTGATTGACCAACAGAAAGTGTTGCACTCGCTCCAGCAGCACTGTTGTTGTCGAACTGTACTTCTACTCCAGGACCAGCGTATAAACGGCTTACAAAATCTCCAGTAGTATGAACTCCCAACGTAACACTTGCTGGCACTAGGTATGCGTTGAGTATACCGCTTTGTAAATTAGTTAATGTTACATTGCCATATATATTTCCCCCCAAAGTGATCTTTGGGGAAACCCCAGTAAAACTTGGAGTAGCTAAAGTTTTGTTGGTTAAGGTTTGAGTATCGTTTAGTGTAGCTACAACTGAGGTATTTACTGCTACAGCAGCAGAAGAACCTTCCCCAGGAGTATGGGTAACTGTAATGCCATTGCCACTAGTTACATTTGAAACAAAATTACCAGTAGTATCAGTTCCAAGATCTACTGCGTCATTAATCCAAGCTGAACCATTATATCTTAGAAAATCACCATTGGCAGCTGACGATATTGTTACATCTGATAAATTATTTATAGTTGTAGATTCAGCAGTAAGTGAGGTTGACATCGAAACGTTAGAAGACCCATCAAAGGAAACAGAGCCGGTAACGGGACCGGTTAGCTGTATTGTTCTAGCAGTAGCCAACTTTGTTGCTGTGCCCGCATTGCCAGTTACGTTTCCGGTTACGTTACCAGTAACGTTGCCGGTTACGTTACCAGTAACATTAGCTGTTATATTCGTTCCTTCGCCAACTATGTTATAGAACGTAATCCCATCATTGGTGTATTGCCATTTGTCCGTAGTTTCGTTCCAACGTAATTGAACATTTGTTGAAGTGCCGCGTTCAATTTCAATGCCGGCGTTAAGACTAGGGACTCCGGTAGTCCCAGTGTTTAAAACTATAATATTATCTTCTATTAAAAGAGTCTCTACGTTTACTGTTACTGTTGACCCAGATACAGTTAAGTCTCCATCTATAACAACATTCTGCGTTGTAGATATATTGCTATTATTTTTTACCCAAGACAAAGACGTAGCAACAACTGCATTGAACTCGTTTACGTAATACAATAAATCATTAGTTGGATCTAGAGCTATTTGCCCTTTAACTAAATTTGGTGTAGCCATAAAAAACCTTTCTTACTTAAAAGGTTCCACCATCAAAAGTCACGTTGTCTATAGAACCGCCTGTGATGGAAACATTATTTGAATTTTGTACTGCAATAGTTCCAAGGCCCAATGTAGTTCTAGCTGATGATGCATCTGCGTCATCAACAAGGCTTCTGCCAAATGAAGTAAAACTTGCAAGAGCTGCTGTATTTGCGCCTGTAAAATAAGGAAGTTTATCAGCCTCAGAAGTTAGCCCAGCAATTGCTGCTAATTCTGGGTCATAAGCTTGTACGTTTGTGCCAATTACTAAACCTAAATTAGTCCTTGCATTAGCTGCATCTGTCGCTCCAGTGCCGCCGTAGGCGATCCCTATAGTTGTTGCACTCCAAGTACCTGTTGCAATGTTACCAAGTGATGTTAAGCTTGAATTGATAACACCGGAACCAAGCGTAGTATTGCTTAATACTGAAGTCCCATCAATTTCATAAACTTTACTTGATGCTAGATTAATGTGCTCTGATGAAGTCCAAGCATCTGTTGCGTCAACCCAGTTAAATGTTTTGTTGGTGCTACCAAGGATTGTTATACCAGCACCATCTGCTGTTGTGTCTGTTGGTGATGTAACATTTGAAAGAACAATATTTTTATCTTCAACAACTAAAGTTGCTGTATTTAAAGTTGTTGTATTTCCCTGAACCGTTAAGTCACCTGTTACAATAAGATTGTTTCCAATTGTAACATTAGAAGGCAAGCCAATTGTTACTACTCCTACCCCAGAATTTGAAACAGTAATTTCATTTGTGGTTCCAGATAAACTTGTAACAAGATTTGATCCCTTATCACTAATCTGCGATGCGGTAATCGAAATTGCAGAATTGCCAGCAGCCGTTAAACGACCTTGGGCATCAACTGTAAACGTTGCAACAGCACTAGCATTCCCATAACTTGCTGCTGTGACTGAAGTGTTATCAAGATTTAGTGTGATCGTATCAGTTGCGCTAGCAACAGAGGTTAAGCCAGTGCCACCAAGAAGAGTGAAGGTGTCGCTTCCAGTAGTTATAGTTAGGTTTGTTCCACTATCGCCAGCTACAGTAAAAGCAGTGGCAACTGAACTCATTGCTTGGTCTACATATAGTTTAGTAGCGGCGTGTGTATTTGCAGTCGGCGCTGGGACAATAACTGTTCCAGAAAAAGTTTTATTACCAGTAAGCGTTTGTGCCGTGCCGAGGGTAGCGTATGCTCCGTAGCCACCAATAGCGATTACAGATGTTGCGCTTCCGCCAGCTCCGCCAGTTCCAGTTCCATAATAGAGTGTATTGTCGGCTTCGTTAAATGCTAATTCAGCATTTTCAAGACTACTAGGGGCACCTGCTGCGCCAGCGCTAGACCTTCTTTTGATTCTTAGCGTATTAGCCATTTTTAAAAATTCCCTCCATCAACAAGATTAGACTCTGCGTAGTTGACCCATTGAGAGCCGTTATATCTTAATACTTGACCACTTGCAGCTGAGCTTATAGTAACATCTGTCATCCCATTTAAAACTGATTGAATTGATATATTTGCTTCTGCTGCAATAATTCTATCTTTAACTGTAAGATGAGAACCAGCTGGATTAATTCCTAAAACAGTTTGCACTCCTTCTACTGCATCGTTTAAGTCGGTATGCTGTTTGTGGTGCGGAACTGTGACTGAATTTAATGTGTCATTAGCTGTTGGATTTACAAAATTATCTAATGCTGACGGATAGTTTGTGGCCATAAAAACTCCTAAATAGAAAGTATTTTATTATTTGAATCACTCCAAATTATGGTGACAGGAGTGTTAGTGTTAGAGCCAACAAATGGTAAGCCGCTTGAAGTATCTATAAAAAATATTAACTTTGAGTTAGAATCTGAAGTCCCGCTTTGATATAAAATTATTCCATCAAAATATTGTCCGTTATAATCAGTCATAGAAATATTATCTGCATCTAATACGCCTAGAGAGTTAACTACATTGGTCATACTATTTGATCTTTTTTTTATGGCATTTGATGGTACGTCTGAAACATATCGATCTAAATTTTCGTTTGGTGTATATAAAGATTTGTCTATAAGAAGAACTTTTAAATTATTTGAACTTAAATTAAATTCACCATTTAATAAAGATTCTTTAGCTTTTTTGTATATGAAATTTGCCATATTAAATTCCAATATCTTTAGAAATTTTAATCCTATATTTATAACCTTGTTCAAAATAATCTTTATCAGGAGTAAAATACGATGGAGTTGCATCAAGCGAAGGAAAATCAATATATACTTCTGCTCTCCACGAATGGGTACTTACACTTGTTGTAACATTTTCCCACCTAGAAGGACCTTTTTGTATTCTCTTTCTTTGACATAAGAAATATCTATTATTTAAAAAGTTTGAAGCTGGTTTTTCATTAAACGTTACAGTGACTCTTCCATAGTTGTAGTCATTTGACAAATAGAAATCACCATCAACTGGGTCAATGTTATCTATGTAGAATAAAGGATTTTTAGCTATAATATTATAACTAATATCTGCTTCTGTTCTTACGGATTTATCTTCAATCAGAACAGGGACCATCCCTGGATCTACGAACTCTTTATCCGATGGGGTAGCTGAAGAAACATAAGTAAACTTTACTGTTTCATACGCCACTATTGATCCAGCTGAATCTACAATGTTTTCAATTCTTATAAAATAAGATTGACCATCAACTAAATTTGCTTTCCAATAAAGACTTATAATTCTAGAAATTTGATTATAATCTTTTATTGTATTAATAATCTCAAATGGAGCGGTGACCTGTGCCGGGGTGGCTGCATCTGTGTATACTTTAAAGTTTTCATTTTTCAATGAAGATATTTTTATTGTTCTACCAAATTTTATAGACGCACTGTACGCATTTACTTTGGCTTGATCAATGAGAAATAGGGCCACAATTATTCTCCAAAATTATTAACTAGTATCAATAGTAATAAACAAAACGGAAATATGAAAATAGGGGGTGGAGATTTCTCTCGCACCCCCTACCTTCTAGGGATTCGTAACTATAACTAACCCTAAGGCTTGCCCAAATTTTATTAGATTTGGTTGTAAACCTGTACTTCGTAGTTACGAGCAAGGTTAACGTTTCTAGCAACTGTGATTCCTTCACCGTCACCGAGCATTACGATGTCATAACGTTCTTTCATCTTCATCTGACGAATGTCACGAGTTGGATCATCAAACTGATCTGTGCTCATTTCATCCTTGACGAGGAGTGTACCAACTTCATTGCGGTCGATCAAGAAGATGTCCGATTTAGCAGGTGTAGCACCCGACTTTGCAGTGAAACTTACGAATGGTGTAACAATTACATTCAGACCCATTGGGGCTGTTGCATTAAGTGCACCACTTGGCGAATCTGGACGGTAACCCCAGCTTGTGTTAACAGCTGCTGCCGAACCACCAGTGTGGAAGATCGCATCCTTCAAGAATACCGACCACATCAATGGGTGGAGGATAAAGTCTGTTGGGATATGATTTTCTGCCATAAGAACT